ACTCCAACGTCTGTCAGCTCGGGAAGAATCTGAGGGACATTCAGGGCGAACTTGATCTCATCTACGAGGAGTTGAAGGCACATACGATAAGGGGCTTGTGGTTAAGATTCAAGATGTGGCTAGACGGAAAGCAATGAAAAAGCGCGACTTGTGGAACCTGGACGTAACCCTAGCGAAGATTATCTACAAGTATCTACGGGCATTCAAGCTCTATAAACGTACCGGGGTTCCGTTTGAATTTGCCGACGACCCCTTGCAATGGGAGAGAATACTAACCGAGATGATGGTGGCATTTAAGCTCTTGACCGAACCGTGGGGGGAAGAATTGAGCCTAGTGGAATGGGGCCGGATATCTCATGGGAAAGGCCTGTTCCTTAAATACTTTGAGGCATTGTGGGATTAGGGGAGATGACCGTAACATTCTCGGCATTGATGAAGAAACTGGAAGTCAAAAGCCTTGTGTCAATGGATAGGGGCGGACGCCTACTCCTGGAATTCAATGCCGACAAGGAAACGATAGCCGGCCTGAATGATCTCATGTCGGCCGAAGATGAGGTCAAGGTGACGGTGGAAAGACAAACGTAAACAACGTGAACAAAACGAGAAACCTGAAACCATTCAAGCCTGGTAATCCAGGTCGTCCGAAGGGGATACCGAATAAGTTTACCTCACTTAAGCAATCATTTCTCGATGCCTTTGAACAGACAGGCGGGACTCAGGGATTGATTGAATGGATTGAAAAGAACCCAAGGAATAGGGGCGAGTTTTACAAGATGGTTACCAGGTTACTTCCCCAAGATGTCGCTCATAGTGGTGATGTGAAGATAGATAGCAACCTCACCATTAAAGTGGTTCAGGTGAAGGATCGGGAAGGCAATGGAAATACTAGTATCTGACCACTTCTACCCCCTGTTCGAATGCAAGGATAGGTATCTCATTCTCTGTGGGGGACGTGGATCGGGAAAGTCGGAGTTCGCTGCACGAAAAGTATTCTACCGCTGCATGGTGGAAGGTGGGCATCGGTTCCTGGTGCTTCGCAAGGTACGCAAGACAATCCAGGAATCGTGTATCAAGGTCATCCGTCAAATCCTGGCCGATAACAATGTTGTCCATGACTATAACAAATCGGACCGCGTGATCACGTTCATCAACCCATCGGGTCGGACTAATGAGATTCTATTCGATGGTCTGGATGATCCCGAGAAGATCAAGTCTATGAAAGGCATTACCTCGACCTGGGTTGAGGAACTTACCGAATTTACTAAAACAGATTTTATGCAGGTTGATCTTATCCTGCGTGAAGAGACGGGTCACTATCAACAGATCATGGGATCATTCAATCCGGATGAGGCACAGGCACCGTGGATTAAGGCGATGTTCGTCGATGAGAAGCACGCCAATAGTTTCGTTGATGTTTCAACCGTTGAGCATAACCCGATCAAGGAGATGCGTGAGGCATACCTTGAGCGGCTCAATGCGCTGGATGATCCGACCTACTACAAAATCTATCGCTTAGGCGAGTGGGCGCTGCCGTCAGGGCATATCTTTCAGTGGGATGTTGTGCCCCTGCCGGATATCAGGTTCGATGAGATTATCTACGGTGGCGACTTTGGGTATTCGGTTGATCCGGCTGCGTTCATCAAAATTTACCGCAAGGCAGATGAGTTCTGGGTTGAGGAGATCATCTATGAGACGGGACTGACTAACCAGGCACTTGCGGCGAAGATCAAGGCAGATCCACGGGTCGATCCCAATGATCTTTCCTATTGGGACTCAGCGGAACCGAAATCTATCCAAGAGTTATGCCTGGAAGGGATAAACGCTATCCCGGCACTCAAGGGGCCGGATTCAGTACGCGCCGGGATTGATTATCTCAAGGCGCGCAAAATCCATATTGTCCAGGGTTCGATCAATATCATCAGAGAGCAAGGAACCTACCGTCGGAAAAACGACAAATTCGGCAATGAACTTCTAGAGCCGGTAGCATTCAATAACCATGCGATGGATGGGACTCGTTATGGGATTTATACCCATTGCAGTCAGTACGAAAGCAATAGGGAGATCATCTGGCTATGAACATCATAGAGCAGGCGGCATATTTATTGGGGAAATCTAAGGGGTTTGTCCAAAAGGGCCTAGCTGATGTCTTCAGCACGGGCGGGACTAGACCATCGCTCGACGATCCCTCTGCCTGGGGTGACTCGTACCGATGGGGCGAGGGGTTGCTCGGCAATAGGCCAAAGACTAAGGCCGACTTTGTGCGTCAGTTTCAAGGCTGGGTATACATCGCTACGAAACTGAATGCGCAGAGCGTGGCCTCTGTGCCGCTCCGGCTCTATGTAGCGAAGCAGGAGAAGGGCAAGAAGTTTAAGACGATCACCACCAGGGCCGTAAGCAAAGACCGCCTGAAGTATCTGGAATCGAACTCGGGTGTGGAGCGATACCTTACCAAGAGCGAAGAGATCGAGGAAGTGACCGAACATTCATTTATTGATCTCATGAATAGTGTGAACCCATATCAGAACAAGCGGGATCTCTTAGAGATGACGACTATGAATCTTGATCTTGCGGGTGAGGCATACTGGTTTCTGATACCAGACAAGCTGGGTGTGCCGACTGAAATCTACGTTATCCCGGCGCAGTTCATAAACCCGAAGTTTGGCAAGACGCTCGATAAGGCGATAGAGGGATATGTCTACGAGTCGGGGAACACCAAGGTCATACTGCCGCCGGAGCATGTGATCTATTTCGCCTACCCGAACCCGAACAACATCTTTACCGGATTCTCTTCCGTTCGGGGGATCGCCGAGACGATCTATATCCAAAACGAGATGGACGGTTTTGAGGCGGCATTGTTCGAGAACAAGGCGCGCATTGGGGGTGTGATAACCCAGAAGGAACACGTCGGCGAGCAGGACAAAAATAGGCTGAAAGAACAGTATCAGCAAACGCATACCGGCGGCAGGAAGGCGGGGAAGACGATGTGGCTGCCGAAGGGGCTGGAATATACCAGGGATACGATGACGCCGGAGGAACTGAACTTCATCGAGGGCAGACGGTGGACGATGGAGATGATCTGCCTGGCGTTCGATATACCGCCCGGTGCGCTGATGTCGAAGGATGTCAATCTCGCCAATGCCGATGTGGCGGACTATAGGCACTCGAAGAATGGGATCTTGCCCCGATGCCGGAGAATCGAAGAGAAGTTGAACGAGAAGTTGATCTCCCTATACGATGAGCGACTATTCTGCGCCTTCGACAATCCCGTTCCCGAGAATAAGGAGTTTAGGCTAAAAGAGAATGCCGAATACTTGAGGGTCGGCGCAATAAGCCGGGATGAGGTACGCTCCGAGATCGGGAAGGACGTGAGGGGCGGAATGGCAGATGAGCTATTGGTGGATGCCATGCTGACGCCGATAACGATGGCCGGCGAGCGGCAGGTGGATCAGGTGGTGGAGAGGGCGAAGGAAAAGCTGAGGAGGTTCTTAGACTGACATGAACTGCACACCCGGCTGCCTGACAATCGATGCCCTAGCAGAACGGGCGGTCCACGAGTGCCTCTGCGAATACTGTCAGGAGATCGTGAGCCGGGATCTGAGGGGCCGGATAGCCAGGCTGGTCAAGGAGGAGATCGCCGGTGGTGCAGATGAGAAGAAGAAGCGGCATGACCAATTCTTCGGCGTGCTGTTCAAGGCAGTTGCTCCGTATAAGCAGGAATTCAAGGCTATGCTGAAGACGGTATGGGATGAGGAGAAACGGATCATCGTCGCCAACCTTAAGAAGATGAAGAAGGCGTGGATGACCAAGGATGCTATAAGCCAAATCCTCTACCCCGTGCGTACCTTTGAGAAGAAACTGGCTGACGGGACTATCAAAATATTCCGTGCACTCATGGATAAGGAAGGCCAGCGGATCGTAGCGGTTTATGACCTTGATATAGTTTTCGATATTGACAATCCAGAAGTCCAACGCTGGCTCGAAACCTACACCCCGAAGTTCTCAAAGAACCTCGAGGCGGTAAACGTCGAAAGGCTAAGGACGGAGTTGTCCGAGGGCATGAAGGCCGGCGAGAGCATCCAAGAGCTCACGAGGCGTATCTATGAGACCTATGAGGATTGGGGGTTTAGGCGTGCCGAGCTGATCGCCCGGACGGAGACGCTAAGGGCATCCAATGAAGCTGCGCTTGAGACATACAGGCAAAGCGGCGTGGTGGAGAAGAAGATTTGGATTACCTATATGGATGATAGGACATGTGAGGAGTGTGACGGACTCGATGGTAGCGTTGAAGAGCTCGGGGAGGATTTCAAGGGTGGGATAGATGGGCCGCCCTTGCATCCGAGATGTTTATTGCCAGGGACAGTTTGTATACCTGCCGGTAATCTTATCTCGGCGTTCAGGGCTTGGTATGATGGGCAAGCCATTGAAT